AAATACGCGGTATGTTTTGTCGTGTTCCGGTTCACGCTATAGGCACTGCCTATAATAGCACCCGACCTTTTCTAAAAGCAATAAAAAAGCCCGCATATCAACGGGATATGCGGGCCTGCCCAATCAGCCCTTCCTACAGAGAGTCGCCGCGAAGTGTCGCTTTGGTCGATTCGGGCAAAGCGTCGAACTCCTCCTCAGTCAGGGTATCGAGGTCAACTTTCCCGTCCCCTGCTGTATTGGAGCGTCCGCCCTCCCGGCTTGGCTGCGCTGCGGCTGCTTCAGCGTTGCGCTTGCGACTCTCCGGTGTGGGCTTGTTGGTGTTGGCGCTTGGCGGGGCCGGTGTCTCCTCTGGTGCCGGAGCCTCGTCCTTTTTCAGCAGCTCCGGGCGGTGCCGGGTCAGCGTCAGATTGACCGCTTCGCTCAGGGCCTCATCGGCGGAGAGTCCGTCCGCCTGGAGCGCGCGCATCATGCTCCCTGCCCGCCCGGCAAGCTCATCGTCGAACTGGTTCGACTCCGGGTTGAAGATGGGGTAGTCCGCCTCAACCTGGTCGACGACCGTGTCATAGCGCTCCTGGAGCGACTGCTGACTGACCCGGCCCACGGCCTGGTTCACGGCGGCATCGGTCCGCGCATCCATTTCCGTGCGCATCTGCGAACGGCCCTGTGTCACCCCGGCAGTGATCGCGTTGGTCATCTGCTCCATGAGAATCTTGGCGGCTTCTGAGTTCTTGCCGTCAAGGTTCATGTCCAGGGCGCGAGTGACCGCCTCGGCGTCGAGCACATCATCAAGGGTGATGGGCGTATCGTCCGCCGTGCTTTCCTCGACCCGGCGCTTGGATTCCATTTCTGAAATCCGGCGCTCCAGTTCCCGGCGCTTGCTGATCTCGCGATCCAGCCGCCCCTTGGGCACGCGAGGCTCGTCGTTATCGCGCGCCGGGACTTCCGGCTCCGGGGTGCCCTCGTCGTCGCCCGTCGGCTCCGGATCCTCGCCCGGATTGGCCGCGTCCAGTTCTTCCTGGTCGGTGGCCGGGTCCGTCTCAGGCTCGGGTTCCGGTTCCGGGTCCGTCTCAGGCTCGGGTTCCGGCGTGTCGTCGGTCTCAGGCTCGGGTTCCGGCGTGTCGTCGGTCTCTTCCATCTCACCGCGCATCTCTGCGTCGTAGGCCGCCTGCTCCTCGGGCGTCATATCGTCCAGGTCGTTAAACGAAGCGGACCCCCCGATATAGGGGTTATCCGTTTCGCTCTCAGGCTGGGGTGCTGCTGCTGTTTTGGTACCCATTTGGGTCTCCTTTTATGACCGGGAAGAGTTTCCGGTGGGTTGCGGGGTGAGTGCTGACTGGAGCAGTTGCTGCGTCTGCTTGCCCTTGTGCTCCAGCATGATTTTTTGCATGGCGTCGTAGCCGGATTGCAGGGCCAGGCGCGAGCGGACCTCGAAACCTTCGCGCTCGATCTGGGCCTTCATTTCCAGCTCGGACAGCTTCAGTTCCAGCTCCTGCGGAATCGCACCGGTCTCCATGAGGACCTTCTGCGCTTCTGCGCGGAGCTTCATGACCTCGCCTTCCAGCTTGGCCACGTTGAGCTGCATGGTCTGGAGTTCCATCTGCTGGATCATTGCCTGCATCTGCGCTTGTTCCGGTGTCACTTCGCCACGGCCCGTCATTTCACGGACTTCCGCCGCGAGTGCGTGCTTCTTCTCCAGGTTGGAGTATTCAATGATCCGGTCGTCCGGAATCATGACCCCTACGCTGCGCAGCTCCAGGGCTTCCGCGAACTGGGTGTCGTTGAACGTGTCACGGCTCGGCTGGCTCGATATCACGACATCGAACGTGCCGGTGGTGATGTCATTGAGGACTTCTCCCTCGGGCGTCGGCATGTTCAATTGCAGCTGCTCAAAGCCCGGCTCGCCTTCCTTGGGCAGGTCACGCGTGATATTGATCACCCGGGGTTCGGTATAGAACGCCTGTACCAGATTCAGCAGCCGCTTGGCCACCATGCGCCGGGTGCGTGCCAGATTGTCCAGGGGGACCTGGAGCTGAACCTGGCCCCGTTTCTCCTTGGAGTCGATCGCGACCCCAGAGACCTCGGACCCCGTGAGACCCAGCATGCCCTCGTTGACCCCGGAGATTTCCCGAATGTTATTGGCCGCTTTCATGCCGATCCGGTCAAGACCGGTCGGGATTGTGTTCGACTGGATCTTCTCAGGTGGCTGCGCGTTCGGCTTCACCGACAGAACGACCCCGGTCTCGGAGCCGCGTGCCGCCAGCTCTTCGTCGGTCATGTTGTCCAGCGACCCCTTGTACATGATCCAGCCGGAATTGGCGGTGCTGTTGACCACGTGCAGTTCCTGGCTGGACAGCTTGTTCAACAGGTCCTGCGGATCCAGCAGATTGCTCACGACGCCCGTCGTCTTCCCCCGGCGGAAATAGGGGAAGTACGGTACGATCGTGAACGCCCGGTATGGCGACCAGGAATCGTGGAGCATGATCTTGTCCGCGCAGACGCGCCACCGGACCCGGCGCTCGGTCTTCTTGTGCAGGAACAGGTTGAACTGGCTGGCGAACCCGCGTCGCTTCTCCCGGTTCCAGTTCTCGGGCACGCGCTTCTGGTCACCCGTTTCCGGATCGACGAAGAAGTACACCGTGGAGTTCTTCCAGAACTGGCGCTCAAGCACGCGTACCGAGCGCACCTGCCGGTTGGCCGGGTCGTGGCTCGCCCAGGCTTCGATGTGCCGGTTGTCTTCATCGGAGAACGTGTTCTCGTACTTGAAGCTGTCCGGTCCCTGGGTCCGGTCGTGGGTCGCGACGTGGGCGACCTTGTCGCGCATGTCCTTGCCGTACTCGACCTCGATCTCATCGAGTGACCACCAGCGGGTCTTGGTCACTTCCTGCCAGCTATCCGGGTCGTAGCTCTTCCCGTTCGGGTCCGGGATGATGTCCAGCGGATCCTCGACCGTGATTTCCGCGTGACCCATCAGGTTATCGTCGAAGGCGATCCGGATGTCGAAGTAGCCCCGCTCCTGGATGATCCCGTCCGCGAAGACCTCAGACTCCAGCGAATCATACTGCTGGTTGTCCATGATGGCCTGGGCCAGCTTGGTGAGCGCCGCCGCTTTCTCTTCCGTCCCGTCCTGGCCGGGCTTGTAGCGGATGTCCGCGCGCCGGGTAACCTGCTCCCCGAGAACCGTGTTGATGGTCGGGAGGATCTGGTTGATGGTCAGCGCCGGGCGGCCCTGCTTATCCAGCTTGGCTTTGTCTGCCGGGTCCCACTGATCACCACGGTAGTAGTTGTCGCACTTCTGCGCACGCTCCAGGTACCCGTCATGCCCCAGGTCCTTTGCGCGGCGGTAGCGATCCCACTCCTCAAGGGCCGCCTGCTCATCCTTCTTTGCTGCAAGGTTGAGCTTCTCTACTTTATTGGTAGCGGCTTCCATGGTGACTTCTCCAGGTCAGGACGGCCCAATCAGGCTGCGTCGTCTGTTTCGATGTGTTGGTCGGCTGTCTGTTCGCGGTACTGGGCTTGCGCTTTTTTCTCGGCCTCTTGACGCGCCACGAAGGCTGCGTGATTCGTCGTGACCGCGAGGACGATGCCGAGCAGGTCATTGGGGTTCTGGGCGATGAGCTGCCCGTCTTCGGTGTGGATAATAAACCCATTGATCCCAGCCTCCACGGTGACGTTCTCCCCCGATTTGAAGTACGGAGGGTTCTGCTGTTCTATTGCTGTTTGTGCGGTCATCGATCTACTCCTTTATGCGCTCATGGCGCTTTTGCGATTGACGTCTCCCCCTCGGGAGAAACGGTGTAGCTTGTCTTTCCAGCTCGGCTTCTTCTCCAGCCGGATGGTTGCCGGGTTCATCAGCATCAGCATCTGGCCGATCCAGGCGAAGAAGTCCACCTGGTCGTCGTTTACGCCTGTGGGGAAGCGCAGCAACTCGTTCACGAAGGACTCGGTCCACGGGGCGTTGAACGGGATGTGGATCTTTCCGGCTTCCCACATGCCCTGCACGGCGCGTGCACGGGCGACCTTGTCCTGCTTCCCGGGTTTGAGTTCGGTGTAGGAGAAGTCCCACATCCGTTTTTCTTCCTTCATTTCATGCAGAAAGGGGCCGATCGACATTTCGATCATGCCTTTCTCGATACCCGTCAGGTCCGGTCGCCACTGGTCGAACATCCCCAGGATCTGACGGCACAGTTCCAGTGACCCCCAGTGCCCGCGCCTGACATGGCGGACCCACAGGTCATTTTTCTGGTCGATGCTCGCGATGCCGCCCACGGAGTAGTCGTTCTCCTGCTTTTCGCCAATGGCCAGGTCCCACGCGCTGTAGTGGACCAGTTCCCTGTCGTTGGGCAGCGCGCCGGGGTCGTTGTAGTCGTACCACTGGATGTGCTCGCGCGTGAAAAAGGCCCCTTCATCCGGCACCGGATTCTGCTGATACAGGGCTGCCCAGTCGCGCGGGCCAATCGTGTTCTTGATCCGGCTCAGCGCGTCCAGGTCGTACCGGTCGGGGTGCAACGCCTCCCCTTTGCCCCGGTACGTCTCGTCATCAGTCGCTTCAGCGGGGTAATTGACGATCTCCCACTGGTCTGCCCCCTCCTTCATGGCCTCGGTGAGCCTGCCAGCGAGGTCATCATCGTGCCATCGCGTGAGGATGACGATGACCCCGCCACCGGGGGCGAGTCGGGTGTACGCGGTCGAGGTGTACCAGTCCCAGGTGTTCTGGCGACTGGCTTCGCTCTCGGCGTCCTCCCGGTTTTTAACCGGGTCATCAATAATCAGGACGTGGGCACCTTTACCGGTGATGGCACCGCCGACACCGGCTGCCATGTAGCCCCCACCTTCTGTCGTCATCCACGCTTCCGCGCCCTGGGAATCCGGGTGCAGGCGCGTCTCAAACAGCGCCTGGTACGCCGGGTCGCGGATAATCTCCCGGTTGATCCGGGAGAAGCTGACCGACAGCGAGCCAGAGTACGAGCAGGCCATGACCTCGTGGTTCGGGTAGCGCCCCAGATGCCACGGCGGCAGGCCCTTGGACGTGAGCTGGCTCTTGCCGTGGCGCGGCGGCATGGTCAGCAGCAGACGTGGACTCAGCCGGTTGGCCACGTCGTCGCTGAACTTCTCCAACCGGCGACAGATGTCCTTGTGCACCCAGCCCGGGATGTAGTCCGGGTTGAAGCGCATCACGAACGGCAGGAAATTGTCCCGGCACAGCCGCCGCCGCGCCGCCTCGCGCCGGGCGTACTCCGCCGGGTTGTCAGCCAGTGCCTGGCGCTCCTTCTCCTCGATCTCGCGCAGACGCATACCGGCCAGCTTGCGCTCGGCCAGGTCGCGCTCGATCTCGACCTGGATCTCGGAATCGGAGTTCCGGCGATCCAGCTCTTCTTTGGAGAAGGTCTTCGCGGTCATCAGCCGACGAGCACCCAGTCTTCTGCGAGCATGTCGGTCTGCGAGCACAGCCACGGCACGATCTGCCCGTCTGCCGTGCGCATGTCGATGTGTGCGTGGTAATTGATCTCGGTGCCTTCGGGGTAGATACCCGTCAACGGCGGGCGGTTCACCTTGAAGGTGCTGCCCGGCACCAGGAAGAGGAACATCCCCTTGCCGTTCCAGCCGACCCGCGCGACACGCCCGCCCCGCTTGATGCACTCCAGCGCGTGGCCGAAGTCCATACCCTCTTCGGTGGGCTGGTACGCTTCATGGAACACGTCGCGGGGCGACCAGCTGATGTAGCCGTCGTGATCGGGGTGGTTGCTCCCGCCGCCGTTGATATACTCGACCAGGAAGCCCTCATC